AGTGACGGCTACGATATCCCTTCCGGGGCTACAGTAAAAATAGAAGCAACTAAGCCGTCCGGCTTTGGATTCAGTGTAACCGGAACAGTTACAGACAACACCGTTGAAATTGTGTCCACGGCAGAAATGACCGATGAGGCGGGACGATTCTTTGCAAAATTAGAGATATCTTCCGGCGGGGTAGTTCTGGGAACCGCAAACTTTTGCATGAGCGGTCAGCCAGATACGCATCCCGAGGGGACGATAGACGGGTCACAGGAGACTATCATCCCACAGCTCACAGTGATGGTAGAGCGGGTAGAAAACGCTGCTGCTGCCGTACTTGATACGACAACTGTTGCTACTACACTGCCTGCTGGATCACAGGCAACTTATAGCTTCGACGAATCAACAAATACTGCAACTTTCGGCATTCCGCAGGGTGAGGCTGGAGCAGGCGCAGCAGGGGTAGTTGCAAGTGCGTATAGTGCTTCAAAGACATATGCTGTCGGGGATTATGCAATCCACAACAGCAACCTCTACAGGTGTACAACAGCCATCACAACCGCAGAATCATTCACAGCAAGTCATTGGACACAGGTAGTTCTTGCAGATGATGTTACTGATTTAAAGAGCGATTATAATAACAAGTTTGCAGAATTTGAATCGCTTTCAAATAACCTTTGGGTAAATGTTTATGGTGAAATAAATGGGGTTACATTTACTCCAAATGGTCACGGAGGTTTTAAAGTAAAGGGAACAGCAACAGCCGATGGGGTATTAAGATACGCTTTTCCTGATGCTATATCATTAAGTGGGTATCGTTTACAGTTTGCACAAGCAACAGCAGAGTCAAATAAATTGATAGTGCGTTGCAGAAACTCCTCATATACTATTGTGAGGAATTTACCAGTAAGCGGAGCAAGCGGTTTTTCCGTAAACTCAAGCACAACTGAAATTAAATACTTAGATATAACCGTACTTAATGGGAGTGTACTTGATAATGAGCTTTATATAGCCTTAACAGAAACAACAAACGAAGTAAAACTATATCCACAAAAGTTAGTAAATGCTTATTATGCAAAATATGCTGATTGGATTGGCGAGCCAGAAGTTGACATTGACTTTTGGGGTGACAGTTTGACACAAGGCGCAGGAGGTAGTGGCTCATCATATCCAAATAGTTGTGCCACAATATTAGGTGCAACATATCGAAACTGTGGTCATGGTGGAGAAACAGCAAACACCATAGCCGCAAGGCAAGGTGGCAATGCTTGGATAATCCCTGCGGGGGCTGTCAATGGTGATTATACTCTCTCAAACATGAACGACATATATGGTGGAAAAGTAACTCCTTTGCGTCAAATTGCTGATGATGCGTCAGCGAAGAAAATATATGTAAACGGCATTGAATGTACGCTTACAAGAAAATCGCAAACCTCGCCAACATCTGATGACATTATATATACAGTAAGCGGTTATACTGGCTCAAATCTTATAGTGCCAACTCCTTGCAGATTTGCAGGTTCAAATTACAATGCAAAAATTACTGTTATTTTTGTTGGGACAAACGGTCAAACGGTTGGAGATGCAACAGATGTAGATGCAAGAATAACAATAATCGACAGCATGATTGCCCACTTGAAACACAAGAATTATGTTGTTATGGGTTTGTCAAATGGAAACGAAAGCACAAGAGCGGAAGATGATGCAAAGATGCTTGCACATTATGGAAATAACTTTTTCCCTACTCGTAAGATGCTTGTTGATTATGGACTTACAATACAAGGCATTACGCCAACGGCAAACGATTTGATTTATATCGGCACAGGGACAGTACCTGAATCTTTGAGAACGGATGCGACACACTTAAATCAGAATGGTTATATTGCGCTTGGAAAACTGTTAGCAATGAAAATGTATTCGCTCGGATATGACAAGCTGATAAAACTGCAATAACTAAAATAGACCAATAAAAAAATAATGGTCACGCCTTGCGAGATTTCTCTTCTTGCAAAGTTCACGCACCTCTCGCCAGAGTTTCTATTCCGTATAATGCAAGCGGAATTTTTACGCACCCTCTGTGGCGTTACCATTACATCAATATTATAGCACATATGAACGGATAAAATAGACCTTTAAATCAGTAAATCTATCGGCAAAAATGGTATAATCAAGGGGATCACTTCCATGTGATTATTAAGTTTAGCAAAGAGAGGCCCTGCTTCGGTGGGGTCTTTCTTTTGTGTAGATCAGGCAGCTCAGGAGGGCTGCACAGGTCACCTCCTTTCTACGTTTATAGAGCACAAGAAACCCCGGGCAAGACACCCGGGGCTTTTTGTGTGCGCCCTTTTTGCGCCCTTTTTTAAGTATTTTTCATTTCGCTGTAATTCAACAATTTCAACGCGTTGAAGCGTTAACCGTTGAAATTCCAACGCTTTGAGTGCAAGAGAGAATAAGGAAGAACAAGTGCATACAAGTCATTTGATGGGTTCAAATCCCCCTCTCTCCGCCATTGAAACGCTGTGATTGCAACGGTCACAGCGCTTTTTTATTGTCTTCGTGCGCCTCTTTTGCGCCCTTTTTGTCGAATACGCCATCGATCGTGTCAGCTATGTCCCTCGATGCAGAGGCCACATCACCGAAAACGTGGGTGTACATGTTGAAAGTAGTGGTCAGGTTGGAGTGCCCCAGCTCGGCAGATGTCTGTGCCGGAGCGATATGGTTAGCATGCAGAATAGTGGCAAAGGTATGGCGCAGGCCGTGCGCTGTGACATGATCAATACCGGCAGCAGACTCGATCTTGCCGATACGTGCCGAGAACACTGACGGACTCAGAGGATCTCCGAATGCATCCTGTATCAGATAGTCAGAGTGATACCACTCCTGTGCATGGTGCTCACTGATCAGGAGCTCTATCTCATCGGCCAGTACGTTAGGCAGTGCAAGGTGCCTGTTAGATCTGGCGGTCTTAGGCTCCTGAACATATTCCTTGCCTTCCACGATGTAGCGTGCCCTGCCGACTCTGATCTGCTTGAACAGCAGATTCACATCGGACTCTCTTAGACCAAGCACTTCACCTCTTCTGAGACCACACATCAGACACAGCTTATATCCGACACTGATATCGCGGGACTGCTGTTCAATCGCCTCAACAAACGCCTGAAGCTGTTCCGGAGGCAGCGTCTTTATTTCTTTTTTCTTATGTTTTGGCTTTGTAATACCAGTGCAAGGGTTATCTGCAAGCTGCCCCGACCGGACTGCTCTTGTGTAAGCCGCATCGAGTAATCCGATTGTATTATCAATGGTTTTCGTGGCGTATTTCTGAGCCATCTGTGCGATAAAATCATCTATCTGATAAGTTGTAAGTTCTCTCGCCAAAATGCCCTTAAAAGCCAAATTTAGCCGCTTCTGATTCGACCTGTATCCGTGCAAGGTATTGACCGACAGACCTCTGACCTCTGCATTATTGATGTATGATTCTATGAGTCCATCAACAGTGATGTTTGTGAGTGGGTTCTTGCGGACCTCATCCTCAAAGGCTCGGTATTTCTTTTCCAGATCCTTCTTGCCCTTGTACTCGACGATCTTGGTGACTCGTCTCCGGGTGCCCTTCGACGCAGATCCGACGGACACGATGAGTTGAGCTTTATTCTTTCCTAATATTTTTATCGACATTTCGGTCTCCTTCTAAAAGCGTATCAATGATACCGTCCAAAACAAAACGGCTCTGAGGTGACAGCTTTCTCACTTTTTCTAAAAGTACGGCTTCAGCTTGTTTATCTTCTTCCATTTCCTCTTCATATCCCATTAAGTAATTGATGGAAACATTCAACGCATTCGCTAAAGCCTCGATAGCTTTCTGCTTCGGGAAGTATTGTCCCGAAAGGTAACAACTCATAGCACCCTTGTTGATCCCCGTTCTGTTGCACAGTTCAGTCTGAGTTAGTCCCGATGCGCTGAACGCTTCGTTCAGTCTCTGTGTTCTGATATCCATCTTGCATCCCCTTTTTTCATTATCTCTCGACAGTGTGTGCCTTCATTATATAGTAGGGTTCAGAAAAATAAAATAGTTTTTTAGAAAAATGAAAAAATCTATTGACTTAATATCTGTTAAGGAGTACACTGATGTCAGTTTAGAAAACTAAACGAAAGGAGGTGCAGAATGGCTTACGACTACAGCAAGCTGAAGGGCAAAATCAAAGAAGTCTACGGCACGCAGGCAGCGTTCGCAGAGGCTATGGATATGGCGCAGACAAGCCTGAGTTTCAAGCTGAACAACGCGTCGGAATGGTCTCAGGACGAGATGGAGAGGGCGATGGAACTCCTCAGCATCCCACGCACAAGCGTCAGGACATATTTTTTTGCTCACAGAGTTTAGAAAACTAAACAAGAAGGAGGTAAAAACGTGGGTTTACGCAGCGACAAGGAAATAACCGTATACGCAATTCAGCACTGCCATACAGGGCGCATATACGTCGGCAGGACAAAAGATTTAACGCTTCGTCTAAGAGCACACTTCGGTGCCTTGAGAAACAACAACCATCCAAACGAACTGATGCAGAGGGACTTTAACGACTACGGGGACAATTACGAGGTATTCATCCTTGAAACGATTCCCGACGAATATCCCATCATTCGCGATGCGGAATATAAGTGGATGGACAAGCTGAACACTGGCGACCAGCGAGTTGGGTACAACTACAAGGACCATCATTTTAAAGCGTCATCGATAGACCTCCCTGAAGTATCACCGGGCATACCAATACCTAATGAGGTGTGACATGAAGCTCTACACAGCACAAGAAGCTGCCGAGATCCTCAGGATGTCCAAGTGGACAGTATGGAAGTACGGCAGGGAAGGAAAGTTAAAGACAGTCCGGTTCGGACGCACAGTTAGGTATGACTTGGAAGGAGGCAACAATGATCGAAGTAACGCAGAAAATCAGTAACTATGTATGGGTCGATGGTGATTACAAGAAGGGTGAATCAGAG